GAACGAGGTCAACTACCCCCTGCTCAATCGTCCACATGTTAATGCCACGATTCTGCCACTCAATTGTCATCAGATTCATAGAACGTCGAGCAGTCTGTAGGTCATACCCTGACCGTAACTCTCGTCCCGCCCGTTCCCACGCTTCTTCAGCGATCTCTGTAAACGGCATGTTGAACGCTGTGCTACCTGATGTAGTCATTTTCTCCAACCAGTTTTGGCTTTCTGTTTAGCCTTAGTAGAAAGGCTTTTATAATGGTGTAGCTTCTTGGAGGTATTTGACATAGTTTTACCTGTCATTAACGAACCATCAGGGTGCTTATGTACGCCGCCCTTATGCTCCGTACCATCTTTAAAGTAGTGCTTAACACCTTTAGCCATTACTCTTTCTCTTTAGTGCGTCTACCCTTCTGGGTTTACCTTTCGGTTGCCCAAGTCTCTTTTTCTGAGCAATACGATCCGCCTTCTCTACTTTGGTCATCTCCGAAGAAGTCTTAGGAGTCTTACTAGAAACACGTTTAGTAGGCCGACAATAGGGAGTACTTCTACCGTCCCCCTTCTTACGCCCGCAGGACTTACCTGTTTTTACGTCTTTCCAATCTTCCTTAAACCAACGCTTTAGGGATGCTCCTTTAGCGGTCTTACGTACTGCACCCCCAGCCTTATAGTAGACCCGCATTACTTACTAGCTTTCTTCTTTCGACACTTAGCAATAGCGCCAGAAGCGTAAGCGGAGGGAAAGACTTTATACTGAGATTTAACCTTGGTATAACATGCGTCTTTCACTGTGCCCCCCTTTTTATAATAACGGCGCATAATTTAGCTACCTTTCATTGTCACCATAGTGCAGGGGTTGGTTTTTCTAGCCTTACCACCTCCACGAACGCTACCACCACTACTATAAGCTTTTACTTTACCACCCATACTCTTCTTGACAGGCTTTTTACGAGTAAGTCCTCTTTGCTTATTGAGGTAATCCCGTAAAGATAAACCAGAAGCCTTTAACTCTTCCTTGGTAACAGCGGCTTTCTTTTTACCGTCCTTACCGATGAAAGTACCTGTACCTTCTTTTTTCCCTTGTCTTTTTGCGCGGTCTTGCCCCCCGAGAACTGTTTTAGGGTTGTCTTTTGCACCGGAGGCACCTGTAGATTTCTCCCCCACAATAGCAGCCGTAGGAGTTCTACGGTCGCCTTTAGATGCAGCGGTAGTGCCAGAACTTTTTAAGTCACTCTTTGGGGCTGTAGGTGGCCCTGCTAACTTACTAGCTGGACGAGCGTTAGGGCCACTCATAGACTCACGAGCTTTTTTAGCATCTGATCTTGTAGCGGTAACAGTTGTATTACCCCGCTTTGCGGTAGGTGTAGTAGGTGCGGTAGATTTTTTAGCGGCTTCACGCTCTCCAGCCTGTTTAAAAGCGCTCCTCTGCCCTACCTTCCGCATTCGATCAACTTCCCCAGTACTTTTTGAGGAATTTAACGCAGCAGCAGCGGCACCCGCGCCAGCAGCGGCACCCGCGCCTTTCTTTAACCTACTTGCACCCCGCTTAACCTGAGATGCCTCGTTTGCGGCTCTTCTAATGGCTTGTGCGGCTGCTTTGTCTACGGAATTACCACCCGGCATACTAGTGCCCCCCGGCATCTTCGTAGACTTTGGCGTATTTTTCTTAGTGGCGACATCGTCAAATCGCCCTGACTTACCCTCTGCTTTAGTCTTTATTTTGCGGTTTTTACCTGCTGCCATTGCAGCTTTTCGCCCATACTTTTTGACTGCTGCTGCCATACCTGAGCGAGCTATAAAGGCTGCTACTCCTGCTAGTGGTATCATCACCTACTCCTTAATTAGTTTTAACAGTTCCACTTCCGCAGACTCTTGTTAATCCTGCTATCTGGGTCATTCGCTGTCTTAGCACTTGTGTTGCGCTTCTTCATACCTGACATACGAGCGCAGAAGGACTTGCGGCGGCTAGCGGCTTTAGACCCTTTCTTTAGTTTACTGGGCTTAGTTGTAACAGCAGTTTTTAACTTGCTTCCGGGGTTTGCCTTTCTATAACTAGCGACACCCTTTTTATTAAGCCCACCAGACTTACTTTTACCCTCTTTCCGTGTCCAAGCGGGAGACTTTGAAACGCTCCCACCTGCCTTATAGTACTTACGCATAGATACTACCTACGTAAACGGGTTGGTGCTAACGATTGCTTGGAATTCTGCCCCATCGGTGTACGAATCAACAACGATACGTGCCGCTGTAGCGTTTATAGTAAGCACAAGTGCGGCATCGCCGGTCTTATCCATCCATCTAAGGTCTGCAGGAGCAACGAAATTAAGGTCATCAAACGCCTCTTGGGTGCGGAACTGAGCAATGCCAGAACGCGCCACTATCGCAACTACTGAGGACTCCATCGCGTACTTATTTAAGGGCACCGCCCTAGTGACCAATTCGCCACCTACAGTACCTATAAACACGTTACTACTTACCGCTGCCACGCTCGTACCGATAGCGGTAATCTCCGAGTAGTACTTAACGGTAGACACTGCAGTTGTAGCAACGCCTGTCACCGTTTCTGCGGGGGATATAGTTATACCGTTCTCATCTTTACCCGTAATAGTAAATATGACAGTACCTATATTCCCTGCCGAGGCAAATAACAGCTTAATACCGCCACAACCAGAAGAATAGGTATCTGATATCTCGAATTTACCAGCGGTACCCGCGTCACATAGTGCTCCATTCAGAACCAATGCGGCGTTCAGGGCTGCGGTTTGATTCTCGCAAATACCGTTAGGGTCAAGGTTCGCCGGATCAACATCAAAAGTTGTCTGTGACATTCCTTACTCCTTAAGGCTGTATGACAGTGTTTAGCGCTTGAGCATAAAGGACAGTTATACGGATCTCACCAGCATTAGTTGCGCCAGTTGTAGTCCAAGTCAGACGCTCGTCAGCAGTACCGGTATTTGCCCAAGACAGTGCTCCACCAGCTTGAGTAGTCGGGTACTTACGACCTACACCTGATGCGGCAGTAATACTGTATGCATTGATGTATGTAGCGTTACCACCGGCAGTATCACCAACACTTAAGGCAGCGGTAGCGCCAGCCATTGCGGTAGGGCAATCAATTACCATGTCGATTATTTGGGAGTTAGCTGGGATAACGACATTCGTTACGTTTGCAGCAGACGCGCCAGCAGCGAGTGCAGTGCCTGTCGTGAATGTCTGAGACATAACTACGTAACCTACGTTAGCTACATCAGTCCCTACAGTAGTACCTGTAGTGTTTCGGATATTTCCAGCCCGGATTGGGCCGCTAAAAGTTGTATTCGCCATGAGTATCTCCTGTCGTGGCTAATGTCAGACACTGTACGCATCTGTCAGGGATAGGGTCTTTATACTATATAAAAAAGAAGGGGGCAACGTGTGCCCCCCACTAGTACTATGGTGCTCCGGGTGAACCGTAGATCCCGAGGGGATCAGATACACCAAAGCTATAACGCTCACGAGCCTTGTAGCGACTGTTGCCAGTATCGAAGTCAGCATCCATAGACGTTGACATAGGAGTACGAACAAAGTGCTTCAGACCGTTAGGTACGTCAGTCATCAAGAACCAAGCATCAGGATCAGTCAGGTAATGATTGACTGTGTATCCTTCAGGGACAGCCCCGTTGGTATTGATAGCGTTGATGTCGTTATCAGCAGTACCAACACGACCTTGAGTCTCTAACAAACGAGTTGCTACAAACTGAAGGTTGGGTGGGATAACTAACTTACGAGCTTTCGCAGCGATCAACAGGCTTCGCTCATCAGTCCAGCCAGATATCTGAATAATAGCCGCTTCCAAAGAAGTTTCATTAAGGTCAGCTACAATAGCAGGACGGTTAGAGTTAACGCCGCCAGAAACAAGGGGGTGAGCCACGTTACAAAGGGATACGCCATCACCGTAAACGGTTCCAGCAGCAAACGCATTGTTCAGAATGGTAGCACCTTTAACTTGCTTGGTGTACGCCATACCACGAGCCAAAGCCTTTGTATAACGAGCAGACAAAGAGTCATACAGGTTATCTTCAATAGCTTCCTCAGTTATTGAGAATCCCATTGCAACGGTTTCGTGCGTGTATCGGGCGCTCCATGCTTCCTGTGCATTGTCATAGGCGATGGCAGAACCCTCGTCTTTAACAGGTGCAGATTGGAAACCGGACAGCTTGGTTTCTTCTTCAAAAGAACGATCAGAAGATTCTGTGTCAAAAATCTCTCTCGTCTCCTCGCTATACTTAGCGTACTCCAGACCAAACAACGCGTTTAGGCCGGGAAGAAGTTCTTTAAGTAATTGTGCTCTTGAAATAGCCATTAACTATTCTCCTATAGGCCTACGGCGTTAGTGGCACTGTTGTATCCGATGTTGAACTTAACAAGAACATCAGGAAACGCATCAGTGATGGGAGAGACGGTAGAAACAATCCTAAACGCCGCAGTTGTTGTTACAGTTGTTGCATCCATCGCGCTAGTAGAGTTACCAGTTTGGGTAGAACCCGTAGTGGTAGACTGAGCAGCAGCAAAAGCTGTATTAGCGCCGATGTCAGATTGATCGGCAGCGCCGTCCAACTGGACTTGGAACAATACACTTGGATCGTCAACAACGTATGCTCGAACAACGCCGGTAGTACCAGAAGGGTAATACTGACTGAAGATCAATTGACCTTGAGCATTTACAAATTCACACCCCATAAATACACCCAAAGCACCCGTGAAGGTATTTGGAACAGGGAATGCTTGGTTTCCAGCGTTGCCGCCAGTACCGGTAACGATAGCAATGTAGCCATCAGCACCGATGTAAACAACCTGACCGTTGAAGATGTTAGTAGCTTCTCCGGCAGGGTCAATCAAGTACTGAGTAGTAGCACCTGCGTAGGGCAGTCCATCAGCACGTTTTATGGGTCGTAGCCCATATGGTGCGGCAGTTAAAGCCATTAGAATTTCCTCTAAATAAGTTAAGATCCTTTACCAAAAGTGACCTTCGTTTTCCGCTCATTGAATAAGGGCATACGAGGGTCGTTCTCTCGCATGAGGCTGTTGTCTACGGAAGTTATCTGAGCGTCAGTTTGTTGCTCGTAGTAGTTATTCCGTTCTTCTGACAGTTCTTGGGGAGCTTTGCATAACATGAGACCACCAATCACAACATTGTCTTTGAACCGCTCATTCTCAACGGTGACCATTGTAATCTCTGGATGATCATCTGCCTTTACAGGCTCCCAGCCTTCACGGAGTTTGGACGAAACATTAGTAGCGTCAACAGTCCCTTGAGTGCTCACACGAACCCACTTAAAGTCATATCCGGGTTCTGGATCAGGCGAAGGTAATACTTCCGGCCTTTGCCATCCTCTCTTACGGACTGTCTTTTCCCGAGTTGTCTGTTCACGATCAATTCTATTTGAAGCCATTATTGTTTCCTCATGTCTATAGCAACCTGTGCGGCGTATTGCTTTGGTGTAAGTCCAAGGCGTTTAGAAACTGCTAATTGGGATTGCGTTAACCTAATCTTTCTAGGTGCTGTGCTCCGCGTTGCGGGGGCAACCACATTTGTTCGTTTCTTACGTTGCTCAACTTCTACCTCAACCTCCCCAAACTCGTCGGGGAATATCTGGCGCATACGAGCGTCAATCTTCTCGTAGTATTCATCGGTCTGGGGGTTAGCCCCTTCCTTGACAAGTTTATTATGCAACCCCAGCGCAAAACTTGTCATTTCATCATCTTGCCCAAACCACTTGTTAGTGGCGGCCCAACTATTAGCTTTGTCGTCTATAATAGGTGCTGGGGTGGAATATTCGTCTGTTCCCTCCGTTTTTACAGGAGTTTCTTGGTATTGTAAAGCTTCTGGACTTATACCGGATAGTTTATCTGCCTTAAACTTGGCATTAGTCATCTTCTCTTGCGCTTCAACCAGCTTATCGGAGTCCCCTTCCTCGTAAGCCGCCTTATAAGCGCGTTTGGCTAGGATCATCTCCCCTGCCGCAGTACGCTTGGCTTGCTCTAAAAGGGCTTCTTGGTTCTTACTTACTGCCCCCTTAAGGTTTTTATTCTCTTCAATAAGGCGATGCGCCACCTGTTCAAGCTCTTGACGCTCACGTTCAGCAGCCTCTTTAGCTCGACGTTCATCGTGGTAACCCTTGCTGAAATGTTTAATCCGCTTACGAACTTTGTCACTGTAGTCTTCAAGCTCTTCATCAGTAACATCATCCGGTGGCTCAGTCGCTTTACGACCGCGATCAGCTTGAGGCGTATCGTCAATAACCTCGATTTCAACTTCTTCATCCAAGTCTTCATCTTCTGTATCAAGTGCAACCTCCTCTTCCGGTTCGTCAAACGGACTAGTGGCGCTAGAGCTTTCTATCTCTATCTCCGTGCTAATCTCATCGTCGTTAGGAAACTCAAACTCTACTTTTTCAAATCCCATGATTATCTCCTATGCTCGGGTTATGCCATGTGGATCAGCTACAATAGCCTCTATAGAGTCGTCGTTCATCAGACGATACTCTACCCCACCAACTCTAAACCTTGTGCCCGTGTTCATACGGAACATCACATAGTCTCCGGCCTTACACCACGCCCCAGTAGGGAATCGGTCTTTGTCAGAATAGGCTTGATCGCCCATATCCAGCACCAGACCTATTATCGACATAATGTGCTCTTGGTTTTTAGTTGTAGTGGACTTAATAAGTCCGGTATCCCCGTACGTCTCCTCAACTTGTGGCAAAGCTACGAGTACTCTATACCCTACGGGTGTTGGTAATTGAGCCTCAACTTCTTCTTCAGTTAGTTCTACTACTTTCTCAGTCATCGTCATCGTCGTTATCCATATTGCGCGAGAGGTCTTCTACATAATTCATACAGGTTTCGAGACCCCGAACCATACCTGTAACTTCTTTGTATGAGGCAAAGTCTTTAGCTCCCCCATTACCCAGAAATTGTAGTGCAGAGGCTCTATCAGCCTCGATCTTATCTTTAAGCACGTCTAAGACGGTTTTAGCCATTATTCACTCTTCTCTTGTTGAGCCATGAGCCTTAACAACTCTAAACTGAGTTTGTCCTGTTCTCTTGAGGTCTGCGTAGCCATACGTAGTCCTTCTTTCTGAGCATCAAGCTCCAGTTCTTGGGTATCTAACCCTAACTGTTTAGTCTTAATTGCAGCATCAATCGCTTCCTTCTGCGCGATGCGGTCTTGTTCAGCCGTTCGTATCTGTAACTCTCCGGCATCTTTAGCGGCCTTACGCTGTACTTCCTGCTCTTTAATCGCCACTTCCTTCTGTTGAAGCTGGAATATAGGATCTTGAGCCTGTTGCTGGGCCTGTTGCTGGGCCTGTTCCTTCTGATGAACCTGAGTTAGCTGCGCTCCCGCTTGGGCCATCAGCTTCGCCAGTGTTAGTTCTACTTCTTCAGGCAGTTCTTTGCCCAGTGCCGGTAGCTGTACACCTAACTGCTCTTCTATCTGTGCTCGATACTGGAACCCTAGGTGCTCAAACAAATGCGCTTGCAGTGCAGCCATGATGGCTTGCCCCTGCGGGTTCTGCCCGATCATCTGCGCCACCATAGGGTCTTGCATGAAGGCTTGGTGTGTGGCGATATGCGCGGTGTGCTCCTGCTGGAGAAACGCCTTGATAGGCGTACCTGTTAACGCGTTCATGTTCTCGCTCACGGGATCAATCGGGTCTATATCATCCTCAATGGGCACAAGTTTATCGGCATTTTTAACCCCTAATACCTCGATCATCTGCCTATGTAGCTGCGGTAGGTCGTATATCTGGGGGGCTGATTGGCTCATCTGAAGCACAGCTTGGTACTGTACAACTCGTTGGGCCATTGTGGAGCTATTCGGATCACTGACGGGGATAACCTCCACCATCATATAGTCCGATACACGGGCA